GTATAACTCCTACCCCTCCCACACCTAAGCAGCTTCGGCTGCTTTCTTTTCCTCTAACACAAAGGTATTACTCCATGACATTCAAGGTTGACATTGACCTATCCCGTGACGCATTGTTCGACGAACTCGGACTGCAACGTCTTAAAGAAAGCTACATGAAAGATGATGAGACAAGTCCACAAGAACGATTCGCATTCGTATCTGCAGCGTTTGCAAGCAATGAAGAACATGCTCAAAGACTTTATGACTACTCTAGTAAGCATTGGCTCAGCTATTCTACTCCTATCTTATCTTTTGGTCGTTCTAAGCGCGGGTTGCCTATTAGCTGTTTTCTTAATTATATGGATGATAGCGCAGAAGGTTTGGTCGATAACCTTTCAGAGACTAACTGGCTCTCGATGATGGGTGGTGGTGTCGGTGTTCACGTTGGTATCCGCAACAGCGATGACAAGTCGACAGGGGTTATGCCACACTTGAAAATCTATGACGCTAGTTCATTGGCCTACCGTCAAGGACGCACACGCCGTGGTAGCTATGCTGCCTATCTCAACATCAATCACCCTGACATCATCCAGTTTCTGGAGATGCGTAAGCCCACTGGTGACCAGAACGTTCGCACCTTGAACATGCACCACGGCATCAACATGTCTGACGAGTTCATGAACATCATCGAACGCTGCATGAAAGACGACAACGCAGACGACAGCTTCAACCTAATCAACCCTGCCAGCGGTGAAGTGGTTGAGACTGTGTCGGCTAAGTACCTGTGGCAGAAGATCTTGGACCTGCGTATGCAGACAGGTGAACCCTATCTTGTCTTCATTGACACAGCCAATAAAGCTTTGCCATCTTGGTTGCAAGACAAAGGCTTCACCATCAACGGTAGCAATCTCTGCACAGAAATCTTCTTGCCAACAAACGAGAAACGTACAGCTGTATGCTGCTTGTCTTCACTGAATTTGGAATACTATGACGAATGGAAAAAGGACAAACAATTCATCCTTGATGTTATGGAGATGTTGGACAATGTGCTTCAATACTTTATTGACAATGCACCAGACACTATCGCTCGTGCTCGTGCCAGTGCTCTCATGGAGCGTAGCATCGGTATCGGCACACTAGGCTTCCATGCTTTCCTACAAAAGAAAGGTGTTGCCATTGATGGTGTCATGGCTAAAAGCTACAACAATGAAATCTTTAAACACATCCACAGCCAATGCACGATTGGTGATGCTATCTTGGTTACATCACGTGGCGAATGCCCTGATGCACATCTCAGTGGTATTCGTCGTCGCTTTAGTCACTGGACTGCTATTGCACCTAACGCCTCTAGCAGCCTGATCATGGGCAATACGTCCCCATCAATCGAGCCTTATCGCGCTAATGTATTCCGTCAAGATACATTATCGGGTGCGTTCGTGTACAAGAATCGTTTCCTCAAAGCAGAGCTTGCACAGCTTGGTAAAGACGACGACGATACATGGGCATCCATCATTGCCAACGATGGTTCTATCCAGCATCTGGACGTGCCTGAACAGCTGAAGGAAGTGTACAAGACAGCGATGGAGATTGATCAGCGTTGGTTGATTGAGCTTGCCGCTGATCGTCAGAAGTACATTGATCAGGGACAGAGTGTGAACTTGTTCTTCCCTGCTAACGTGTCTGTGAAGTATCTGCACAGCGTTCACTTCCTTGCTTGGAAGAGTGGGCTGAAGAGTCTGTACTATCTCCGCAGTGAGAAAGTGAAGAAGGCAGACAAGGTTGGTGCGCAGATTAAACGTCAACGCATCGAAGATGAAATTGATTTGAAAAGCATTGCAGATGGTGACACCTGCTTGGCTTGCGAAGGATGAATATGTATACTAATGATTTTTTAGGAAATGAAATCGACATCGATGATTACTTTGCGTATTACGTTGCGTCGGGTAAACATCATCAATTATGTCTGTTTCAATTCAAAGGACTCACAGATAAAGGAAGAGCGAAAGCAAAACTCTTGAAGCGCTCATCTACCACTGGATGGACAACAAACAGAGCGCCTTTAGGTGTCAGAGTTTGGGACAATAAGTTAAAAAACTTTAGATCAACAACTGATGATGATCGTAAAAAACAAGCTAACAAACTATTCTACTTAGAAGCTATGCATGAGAGATCAATCAAGCTGTACAACTTTAAGGAAGCAGAATGACAAAGACTAAATCAGACATTACACAAGAACGTACCATCTTCAAGCCGTTCAAGTTTCCTTGGGCCTATGACGCATGGCTACAACATGAGCAGTCTCATTGGTTGCACACTGAAGTGCCTATGTCAGAAGACGTTAAAGACTACAAGAAGTTGAACAAGGATGAGCAGGAGTTTCTGACAAAGATCTTGCGCTTCTTTGTGCAGGGTGACTTGGACATTGGTAGTGGCTACCACGATCATTACATTCCTCTGTTCCGTCAACCGGAAGTGCGAATGATGATGAGTGGGTTTGCTGCTCGTGAAGCTTTGCACGTTGCAGCCTACGCACACTTGATCGAAACATTGGGTTTGCCTGAGTCAACCTACAACGAGTTCCTGCAGTATGCTGAGATGCTTGAGAAGCATGACTATCTGCAACGACTCAACACATCACCAGTGGCTGAGAAGATTGCTGTCATCTCTGCCTTCGGTGAAGGTATGCAGTTGTTCTCCAGCTTCGTTATGCTGCTCAACTTCGCACGTAACGGTAAGCTGAAAGGGCTTGGTCAAATCATTAGCTGGTCCATCCTTGATGAGACTATGCATGCTGAAGGAATGATAAAGGTCTATCGTGAATATGTTAAACATCATCAAGACGAAACAACACCTGAACAGATTAAAGAGATTGCTAAGGAGATGGTTGCTCTTGAGGACCAGTTCATTGATCTTGCTTTTGGTATGGTGGAAGTTGAGAAGCTCACCAAAGAAGAAGTGAAAGAGTACATCCGCTACATTGCAGATCGTCGACTCATCGCTATGGGCATGAAAGGAATCTACAAGATTAAGAAGAATCCTTTGCCGTGGGTTGATGGCATGCTCGGTACATCACACACCAACTTCTTTGAACAGAAGGTTACAGACTACAGCAAGGGTGCTCAGACTGGAACATGGGATGATGTGTGGGGTAAGGCAGCGTGAGACACTTCACTGTCAGCTATAGCAGCCAGAACAACGTCTTCAAAGGTGTTCTGCATGTTGAAGCTATGACAATCTCTGATGCTCAAGATAAGTTTCTGTCTTGGCTTCGTGAGCAACCCAGCTATGCACATCTCTGGCAACTCTCGTTTGAGTTTATAGAGATTGGCGCTAGTCTGTAAAACCAAAGGAAGCTCCTGTACAATGGGGCTTCCCTCAACCAACCTAGGAAGTATCAATGGTTACTAAGAAACGAGTAGTGTCGCACGTCATCCCTGACGCACCAGCACCAGCTACAAAGAACAATAGCTTGCGTGTTCGTCTTGATGACATGTCAACTATTCAACCCAAGACAGCAAAGCAGAAAGAGTTCTTTGATGCCTACAACGCAGGAGACTACTTCATGTGTCTGCACGGTGTTGCTGGCACAGGCAAGACCTACATTGCCCTGTACAAAGCGCTTGAAGAAGTGATGGACAAGACCAGCCCTTACAAGAAGGTTGTCATTGTTCGTAGCTCTGTACAGAGTCGTGACATGGGATTCTTGCCCGGTGACGCTAACGAGAAGATGGAGACATTCATTCAGCCCTATCGTCAGATCTGTGCCGACCTGTTCAACCGCAAGGATGCATGGGACCGCCTGTCTGAACAAGGCTACATTGAGTTCATTTCAACCAGCTTCATTCGTGGCACCACATTCACCAACTCCATCTTGTTGGCTGATGAAATTCAGAACATGACGTTTGAAGAACTCGACACCATCGTCACTCGTGTTGGTCATACATCGAAGATCATCTACTGCGGTGACATTCGACAGACTGACTTGAAGAAGAAGGATGACAAGACAGGCTTGCCAAAGTTCTTGGACATTGTGCAGGACATGCGAGAGTTCAGCCGCTTTGAATTTGGTATGGACGATATTGTTCGTAGTAGTTTGGTGAAGAACTACATCATCGCCAAAACACTTTACGAGGATCGTCAATAATGTTACTCATCGAACTGCGACAAGGCATTGGCCTTGACATTGAATTCAACCAAGACATCTGCCACATTGCTGACACTGACGAGATTGAAAATGGTTTGTTTGCCTTCATCGGCATCATCATCCTGTTACCGTTCGTCAAAATCTACATCGGTGATATGAACTTGATAGGTGGTAAGAAGTGATTGAAGTTGTTGTTACTGGCGAAATGCTCGTCACTGCTAGAGACAAAGCTGCAGAGATGGGTAAGCTGCGTAACAGCATCACCCGTGGGGCTGGCAACATTGCTGGCTTCATAGGTGAAGCTATCGCTCAACAGGTTATGGGTGGTGTGTTAGCCAACACATACGAATATGACCTCATCCTGTGCAACGGTAAGACAGTGGATGTGAAGACTAAACAGACCTCTGTCAAACCATTAGACACCTATGAGTGCTCTATTGCTGGACTGAATACAACTCAAGAGTGTGACTACTATGCTTTCGTGCGAGTTAAGAATGACCTATCTGTAGGTTGGTTCTTAGGTGTGTACGAAAAACAACAGTATATGCTTGACAGCGTGTTCATGAAAAAGGGTACAATTGATTCCAGCAACGGCTACACTGTAAAGTCTGATTGCTACAACCTCAAAATCAACCAACTGAAAGGACATGAATATGTCAACCAATAAAGCAACTATTGTCTTCACTGACGACAACGATGGTAGCCTCTCTATTCAGATTACATTTGAACCTGAGCAACCTAACAAGGAAAGCAATGCACACATCGCTGCTGTGTTGGCTCACCAGTACATCGTCAAGAAAGTTGATGAGGCTTACAAAGATGAATCAGCCGAATGAACCTGTGAAGCGCACGTCTGTTACCACCACAGACATGCAGCAGAAGACAAAGAAGGTGGAGTACCATCGCGTTGCTGATACGACAACAACGTTGTGTTTTCTACATCTGCATTGTGGCTTCCTCATCCTCGGTAAGAGTGCTTGTGTAGACCCTGCTAAGTACAATCAAGCCCTTGGTGAGAAGTATGCTTACGAAGATGCCATCAATAAGATGTGGGAACTAGAAGGTTATCTACTCAGCAACGAACTCTATGGAGACAACTATGCAACAACAGCGCCCTGAACGTCCAGCACCATTGAAGATTCAAGTTGGTCAAGGCTACTACGCATTCAGTCGTGGATGGCTCAACAACCAATACGATCCTGAATCGGTAGCTGGTAAAGAATGGCAACGTGGATTTGACATGGCCTACTTCGACAACCTTGCAAGGATTTCCAAATGACATTCAATCGTCTGCATAACATGCGTAACCCGCATCAAGGCAGCAACAAGAAAGTGTTGTGTGTCTGTTCAGCTGGGTTGTTGCGTAGTCCTACGCTGGCTTGGATCTTGTCTAATGAGCCGTTCAACTTCAACACTCGTGCTGTAGGAACATCAAGTGAATACGCTTTGATTGTGTTGGATGAGGTGCAGCTTCAATGGGCCGATGCTGTTGTCTTTGTTGACGATGGTAACTACCAAGCTGCTCGGTACGACCTTGCTGAATTGATCGACAATATGGAACATCACGTGTTGAAGATTCCTGACATCTATGAGTTCAGACATCCCAAGCTTGTAGAGGCTGCGACAGCGCAGTTGAAAGAAGCATTCAAGATGTGATATAACATTGACAGCGGGGATTCAGGGTATCCGTAAGTCTCATAAGCTCTACGCAGAA